AAAAATCTGTAGTTTTTGATGGCACAAACGTTACTTATGTAGATAATTCTGAAGAAGATAACGATCACGCTTTGAATAAACAACATATTCTTGATCATTTAAATAAATGGTTAGAAGTCAATTCTAGCAAGCCCTTTGCAAGTAATGTAACTTCTTATAGAGATTATTTAGTTTCTCTTGACACATCTGCAATTCCTGTAGGAGAGGGTTTTGAGGAATGGATAAACAATCAAGGGCAAGAAGTAATAAATCTATTAGAATTAGTTTAGCTTGATTTTTAACAGATAAAATGTAGATTATTTTTCATGTTTGAAAAAATAATTGAATTTATTGCTCATAAAGATTATTTTGATTTAAAAGAAGATCACCCCACACCAATTAAATTAAATATACCAGAATGGTATAAAAAATTAGAACATAAACTTGAATTAAAAACAGTAAAAGGTTGTATGCCTTTTTTAGATACGCTTACGAGCGGATATCTTTTAAAAGTGCCTCAAGATTATGTCTTTAAAAATAATGTAAAAAATGATAATGGTGAACTTGATACTTTTTTTCACCCAAAAGAAGTAGATGATAGTTTATTAAATGCTAAGTCTATAAACCTAGGGCATACTGCTACTGATTTTCATCCTATAAGACAATTGGGCGACGCTCCCTTAGTTAATAAAAATAACAAACAACCTTTTATAAAGATAATGAATCCTTGGAAGATAATAACACCTCCTGGATACTCATGTTTATTTCTACCTCCAATGAATAATCATGATGACAGATTTTCAATAATACCTGGTATAGTTGATACGGATACTTTTCCTAATGAAATTAATTTTCCAATAATTATAAATGGTGATAAATATCCAACCTTAGATACAACAATAAAAAAAGGGACACCTTACGTTCAAATAATACCCTTTAAAAGAGATGCTTGGAAAATGAAAATAAGAAGTGCTGATACCGAATATTTTAGAAAAGGAAAAATGTTTTATTATTTAGAAAGTCTACATATATATAAAAATAAATATTGGTCGAAAAAAAAATGGACTTAAGAGAATATATTAAAATATATGATGATGCAGTTCCTCATTATGCAATTGCTAGCTTTGTTAAAATAGCAAATACTTTAGATTTTGAAGAGGGAAAAACTGGAAAAAATGTTTTAAATAAAAAAAAGAGAAGTGTTCAAATCGCACCTTTATCTCCTTTTTCAAACTCTATAACAATAGTTCATTGGCATAATTTTTTATATGCAATAATACAAAAACATTTAAATTTATATAATGAAGAATTTAATATTTTACCTAAAGATAAAATAACATCACAAATACTTAATATTGATTTATTAAAATATAATCTTCATGATAAATATGGATATCATTGGGATCATTTTGTAGATATACCAAGAACTATAAGTTGCATACTTATTTTAAATAATGATTATGAAGGTGGTAATCTTTGTTTTAGAGAACCACAAGGACAAAATGAATTTTCTATTGAAAATAAAGTTGCTAGATTAATTATGTGGCCAAGTAATTTTTTGTATCCACATTGCGTAAAACCAGTTACAAAAGGAACTAGATATTCGGTGGTTGCATGGGCACTATAAAAGATACAAAACTTAAAATTGTAAAAAACTTTTTCTCAGAAGAACAAGTAAAAGTATTAAATAAATATGTAATTATTCAACATAGATTAAACATCGATCGTTTTGATTTTAAACACAATCCAAATTGTGACACATATAAATATGCAGATCCTTTAATGGAATCTTTACTTTTATGTAAACTTGATTTAATGGAAAAAGAAACTAATTTAAAATTATGTCCTACTTATTCTGCTTGGAGGATGTATACGAAATTTGCAGATTTAACAAAACATGTAGATCGACATTCCTGTGAGATAAGTGTAACAGCTATGATTGGTTCAGATGGTACACCGTGGCCTATTTATATAGGAGACAAAGAAGTTGAACTACAAGATGGTGACGCAGTAATTTATTTAGGTTGTGAAATTGAGCACTATAGAAAAGAATTTTTAGGAGATTGGCACGCACAAGTTTTTTTTCATTACGTAGATGCAAATGGTAAAAATAAAGAGTGGTGGAAAGATAAAAGATCTTTATGGGGAGAACAAATAGAAAATGGTATTTGAACAAAAAGAAGACGGCTCTTGTGATATAATATTTTCTGAAGAAGAAAAAAAAATAATCACAGAAAAAGGAAAAATTTATTTAACTGCACAATCGTTAAGACATTTTGGAAACAATCTAGTCAGAATAGTAGCAGAATTTAATAAAAATTTTGATAAAAATTTGCAAAAAACACCAAGTAATGAAGACTCTAGAATAGAGGGATTAGATAGAGATTTATAGGCCACAAAATATATGTTATAATTTGTTATGCCATTAACAAAAGTAAATATAGCTCCTGGATTTAATAAACAAGTTTCACAGACTGGTGCAGAAGGTAAGTGGACTGATGGTGACTTTGTTAGATTTAGATATGGTTTACCAGAAAAAATAGGTGGATGGGAACAAATTTTAGAAAGCACATTAATTGGTGCAGCAAGAGAACAGTTTGTATGGGCTGATCTAGATGGTAGAAAATATGCTGCAATAGGAACTAATAAAGTATTAGTAGTTTATTATGAAGGAGCTTTTTTTGATATTACTCCACTAGGCACAGCTTTAACTGGTTGTACATTTGATACTGTTAACACTTCAGCAACAGTTACCGTTAATAAACCTGCTCATGGTTTAGAACCTGGAGACATATTTTTATTTTCATCAGTCACACCTCCAACAGGAGCTGGATATACAGCGGCAAATTTTACAACAAATCCTTTTCAAGTAATAACTACACCGGGAAGTGATACCTTTACAATTACTATGGCTAGCGCAGCAGGGACAACGGTCAACGGATCAGGATCTGCAACGGTAACTCCATACATAAAACCAGGAGCTTTAGGTTCAACATTTGGATTTGGTTGGGGTACAGGACTTTGGGGTGGTGGCCAACAAGTATTCAGTACACTAAATGGAGCATTATTAGATGACACAGCAGGTACAGGAGGATCAGGAACCTCAATTACACTTACTTCAACCACAGGCTTTCCTTCAACAGGTACAATAAAAGTAGGTGCAGAATTTATTTCTTATACAGGTATTTCATCAAATGATCTTACAGGAATTACAAGAGATGCAGCGGGAACAAGGTCGGCTCATTCAAGTGGTGCAGGAGTTGAAGTTTTTACAGGATGGGGTATTGAATCATTGTCTCAAACATTAACAGTAGATCCTGCGTCTTGGTCTTTAGATAATTTTGGACAACAGCTTATTGCCACTATTAAAAATGGTCAGTCTTTTTCTTGGAACCCAATAAATTCTAATTCAAATGCTCTTAACACTAGGGCTGTAGTAATCCCAAATGCTCCAACTGCTTCAGTTATGTCTTTAGTATCAGATAGGGACAGGCATTTAATAATGTTAGGAACTGAAACAACGATAGGGTCTCCTGGAACGCAAGATAAATTGTTTATTAGATTTTCTGATCAAGAAAATATAAGCGATTATACACCTACCTCAGTTAATACGGCCGGAACATTTAGAGTAGATCAAGGAACTAAAATTGTAGGTGCTGTTCAAGGAAAAGATTACACTTTAATTTTAACAGACAATGCTGCTTACGTAATGCAGTTTGTAGGGCCACCTTTTACTTTTTCTATTAGACAAGTAGGTTCTAACTGTGGATGTATTGGTCAACACGCTATGAAATACGTTAATGGTGCTGTCTATTGGATGGGTGAATCTGGAGGATTTTTTGTGTTTGACGGTACAGTAAAATCATTACCATGTGCTGTAGAGGATTTTGTATTTACAACTAAGAACGGTAATAACCTTGGTGTTAATTATTCTGCAGGAGAATCAGTGTATGCGGGTCTTAATCATTTATACGAAGAGATTTGTTGGTACTATCCACAAGCTACTTCTGATTTTAATAATAGATATGTTTGTTATAATTACCAAGATGGAACATGGGTGACTGGCTCTCTATCGAGAACTACTTGGGTTGATGCAAATCTTTACGAAAATCCATATGCAACAGAATTTACTTCAACAGGTGTTGGTTCTTTTCCAACTGTTCAAGGTGTTACAAATATTAATGGATCAACAAAATATTTTGAACATGAAAAAGGTGTTAATGAGGTAGATACGGCAGGAAACAAAACTGCGATACCTGCTTTCATTGAATCAGGAGATTTTAGTTTAAATCCTGACGGTACTAATGCTGAGTTTTTTATGAGCATGAGAAGATTTGTACCTGATTTTAAAACTATACAAGGTAATGCTCAAGTTACAATTTTATTAAGGGATTTTCCTAGTGATACTGAAGCATCGTCTCCTTTAGGACCATTCACGGTCACTGGATCAACCAAAAAAGTAGACACTAGGGCTAGGGCTAGATTTGCTAGTTTAAAAATTGCTAATACTAGTACAGATGAAAATTGGCGTTTTGGAACATTTAGAGCAGATGTGCAATTAGATGGAATGAGGGGATAATGGAACCAGATTTAGTAAATGAATTTGTGCCTGGTGATCAGACTATGCAACTTCAAGGCATTCAACCATTACTACCTCGAGAGGATTCAAGAGGTGACCTCGAATTACCTACTATGAAAGAACTTGCAAGTAATGCAATAAAAAATAAAGCTATTAATTATGCGGCTGGAAAGTTAGGTTTGAATACTGCACAGGCTTCAGGAATACTATCTATTTTAGGAATGGGTGCTAACGTTATTTCACCTCTTATTGCAGCTTCTGCACTTTCAGGAAGATCTTTAGGTATCTCAGATTATTTAGCAAACAAACGTGCACAAAAACAATATGCTAAAGCAGAAAACATGTTAGAGGCTAAAGTTCTTTCAAATGAATTAGCTAATCAAAGTAGTCCGAGAGACGATGCTATGGGTGGAGGAAATATACCATCAAAAACTTCGACTCCTGCTGCAACACAATCAAGACAAACAAGCGGTATTGGTGGCTTACATTCAGGATATTAAATGGCTAGAGTAGATATAGTAATTCCTGAACCAACTCCTGTCTATACAGAAGAAAACCAAAGACAAGTAAATCAGTCTTTACGAACGATGCAAGATAAGTTAAATACTTCTTATCAACAAGAATTAAAAAAT